ATAAAGATTCTTTTTCTGTGTGTTTCTTTATACTATGTTTAACGAATGAATGGAAATAAGGTTACCAAAATTAACATTTTTAACAGTATTAATATACTAATTATCAGCAATTTAGATTGATTCTAAATAAGGAAGGGACGCAAAGATTGTGCCAAACTTGGTATTTTTTGTAATATAGAATGATTCTAAATAAGGGGTGTTTGGTGTGGTGTTATTGTCTGCCAGGATACCGGCCAATGTGAGGATATTAAAAAGTGTTTGTCGTTTAAAATTGCGTGTTCGTCTGTTTTGGGTGCTAAAAATCACCGTCAAAACACCCGTTTTTTAGGTTTTTCTGTAATTTCGTCGAAACTGGGTGTAAATATAGGGCTGAGCGGATCGCAATTTACTGTATTATTCCATCTCAAAAATGAGACAAAACAACAAGACTATTATTCTATCTCAAATTTGAGACGGAAATAAGGCAGTGTTAGCCAGGCTTCGGGCCGGTGCGCCTTCTCTTTTTACTTCGCGGAGTATATGAGCACAATAACACATTTAATTAATTTACACATAGTATCTCATTACCTTATCTTTCTACCCTCATCCCTTCCCACCTTACCAACTCTTTAAAATCTCAAAGACAATTTACTAAATCCAAACACCAAAAAATCAAAGCCCCCCACCCCCAACCAAAAATCCAAACCTGAAAATAGTGTGGATAACCTCACAAAAAAATTCCTGAAAAAAAAATTAATTTGTGGTGATTTATTGCAAAGTATTTAGTAACTTTGTGGAGTAATATGGGAAAAAGGCGTAAGGTAATAAGTAAGTATTTTCGGATGAGTGAGGAGGAGTTGAGGTTATTGCCTGCGTTTGATGTGGATGGGGGCGTGGTGTTTTACGATGTGGGTGGTGGATATTTGTTGGGGAGGGATAGTTTGATTAGGGCTGTTAAGTATTATTGGGAGGATAGGGGGAGGAATCGTGGGTGATTATGAGTATGTATGGTTTTGGGTGGATGATCGGCCGAGTGACGGTATAAAAAATGAGGGTTCATGAAAAAGACGTTTGAGGAGAAGTTAATGGATAGGATGAAGGGTAGGGTGAGGAAGGTAGATAGGAAGAGGTTGGTGGAATAGAGGGGGATAGTTGGAGAGGTTAAGGTTAGTAATAAAACTAAAAACAAATAAATATGAAAAAATGTGTGCAACAATAATATCTATAAACTAAAAATAAAACATGAACATTAAGAAAATTCAATTGGTGAACGGTGGCTTCAAGGGTGCTATTGTCACGTATTTAAGGGAAGAAGAAAAGAACGGCAGGCCGTTCATAAACGAGGTAACGGAGAAGCGAAAGCATCCGATTCACTTGGGATTAGAGACTATGTTTAAGGATCTGAGGTTTTATCTTCTTGATATAACAGGGATGTTAAGAGGCGATGAGGATAAGAACACAAAGGACTATGAGATTTTAGAAACGGAGGTTGTGAGTTTGGAGTTTGATGCAGTGAGATTTTGTATTGGAGGGGAGAAGAGGGTTTTTGTGGACAAGACTGTTAAGTTAAAGACTCCGAAGGTGGAGGATCACGATCACTACGAGCACTACGATACGGTAATGAAATTGGTGGCGAGTATTGTGGAGGAGACTAAGGAATATCTGGCAGGGACTAAGAAAGTGGACGATGTGGAAGTTGCAGTTAGGTATGTGCAGAGTGGTAAGGCGAAGGGGATAGATGCTGAGCAGTTGAAGGGCTATACACCGGAGCAGTTGAAGGAGTTTGCGGTGAAGTTACTTGAGAGTAATTTTGGGGCAGTGGTGATGATGAATGAGGACTTTGAGCCAGAACCGGAGGAGTTACAGAAAGCAGTGGAAGATGGTATCACGGAGATAGATGTTCAGGCAGAGGAGGTTGTTATAGAGGTGAAGGAAGAGAAGAAATGGAAGAATAAGATTAAGGAAAAGTCACAAGAGGCGAGTCCTGTTAATTCAGAAGAGGAGATTAAGGTAATTCAAACAGAAAGGCCGGCATTTTGATGCATACATTATTTCCGAATAAGGTTTTCTTGGATAAGGAAGCTCACCGGTATTACGACAATACAGGACTTGAGTACATGTCTTTTAGCAAGCTGTATGGTTTTTTAACTGAAAAATTTGATGTAGAGAACGTATCTTTTCATTACGCGAACAAGCATGGAATGACTCAGGAAGATGTTAAGGCGAAGTGGAAAAAGCAAACGGATGAAGGCACAAGGCTTGATGCCGCGTTGAAGAGGTTTTCTCAAACGGGACAAATTTTAATAGAGGATGCTGACCTGAAAGATACCATTATAATGGTTAGTGAGAAGTACAGCAAGTATTATTCTTCTTATGGAGATCTTGTTATTTATAATGAGAAATACAGAACGGCTGGCGAAATAGACAGGCTTTGTTTGGTTAGTAACAGGAAGGCGTGTAATTTCATCATATCAGACTTTAAAAGATTTGAGAGTGATTCTACGGGGCTTCAGGACATAAAAGGAAATAAGAAGTGGTTGGAATGGCCATTCGATTATTTACCGGCAACAAAGCATACGAAGATCACTTTTCAGGCATCTTATTATGCATATCACTTTGAGTTATTGACAGGAAGAAGGTGTGAAAGACTTTTTATTGATACGATAATACCGGTAAAGGATAAGGGCGGAAAAACAATTGATGTTAGAAACGAAGTTGTACCTTTGATTTACATGAAGCATGACGTGGAGAGATTACTTGATCACTGTAAGGACATGATACTTTCTGAATTGGAGGGGAATAAAATAGAACCGGCGTTTTAATGGAAGAAACAGAATGGGAAATAAGCTCAGAGCATTTTAATTCATTTAGAGTTAAGGTGAAGAAGGGAAAAGTTATTTGGACTAGTGATAGGAGTCACCCAAACGGCGCGGATTGGATGAGTTTAAAGGCTTATTATCAAACAAGACAATACAAAGTAGAAATAAAGGAGGTTAAGGAATGAGTTTTCTTTTTTATGCAGACTTAAAAAACAAAGTCATTTTGCATCCGGAGGTTGTGAAGATAATTCCTTCTTTGGGTACACTTACAGAACATGAGTTGCTGTATGTGATTTTGTATGCAGACTATAATTCTCCTTACAAACAATTTCCTGATCACGAGAGAAAAAGGAAAGCCATGTGGCACGCTTTTGATGAGAATGAGAGTGAGTTAATTGAATCGCCGAAGATATTGATGGCAGTGCAGGATTATATATCATTGCAGTACAATCCAAAGATAGAGGTGATCAGAAATTATCAGCAGAAGATTGACAAACTATTACAGCAATTGCAGGAAGATGATGCGCCAAGCTCTATAAAGAAAATAGACGAGGCTATTGACGCGCTGAGAAGGAGAATAGATGTTATGCAGAACGAGGTGGATTCTCAAACTCAAAACGAAGGGGTGATCAAGGGTAAAATGACGCTTAGCTTTTTAGAAAAGGCCATGGCGAATGCTAAGTATTACAAATCAATAACAGCTAAGAAATGAGCATCCCTAGTTTTCCTTTAATTAAACCAAAAGGGTTTTTAAATGCTGTGGCTCCAATAGTCCACAAAGGAATACCGGCATTTGCTGACAGTGTGAGGGATCCGAAAGTAATAGGAACTCCGGCGCATACAGAATTTTGGGAAGACGAACTGTACAAGATTTTAAATGGAGTTCAAATAGGGAGCGTGTTTGTGCCTGGTAGATTCTACTACTATCTTAATTATAAACACATGCAGACCATTAACGGGGTGATCACTCCGGACATGGTTGACTTGCACTTAGAGCTGTGTTATTATTATGAGCACTGCAAGGCAAACGGAAAAAATCTTTTATCAGCAAAGGGAAGAAGGAAAGGTATTTCGGAGGCAGCTCATACAATGATTGTGGATTACGGAGCAAGGTTTGGATATGCGTACAAAGCCGGTGTTGCGGCTGGAAATAAAACGTATGTGGAAGATTTCCTTAGTAAGTGGAGGTTTGCAGACAGCAGGCTTCCTCCAGAGCTAAGAGCAAAGAAATTAGTGGATAATGATGATGAGATTGTGTTTGGTTATCAGCAGAAAAGTGCTAATGGTAATTTTGAGGAGCAGGGTACGTTCAATACTATTTACGCAAGGACCATGCATAACAATCCGAATATGTTTAAGGGATTGTACTTAAATGATATTGTGTCGGAGGAGATCGGGGAGCACGAGAATTGGATTGAGTTTTTTGGAGCATCAAAGGACTGTTTAAGATCGGGTAATAAACAGGTGGGAGTTCTGACTGGATTTGGTACCGGAGGTAACGTTAATAAGGGATCAAAAGACTTTAAGAAGGTTTGGGCTGATTATGAGATATACAATTTTGTTCGGTTTATGATACCGGCACAAAGGTTTTACTATTACGGGGGAGCGTCGGAGTCAAACAGAAGGTTGCCGGTAGAAAGTGAATTGTTTAAAAAATACAAACCTTATGAGCTGATCGGTTGTGAGGATACTGTTTTGGCAGAGAAAGACATCCTAAAAAACAGAGAGAAGTTGCTGAGACAAGGGAACTTAAAGGAGTATAACGAAGACTTGCAAAATAATCCAATTAACGAAACGGAGATATTTCGCAAAACAGTGGTTAACAACTTCAATGTCAATAAGTTAAACGAGCAGGACATAAGAATTACAGCACTTACTCATCCTAGGTGGTCCAAGTATAAATTGGAATGGGACAAGGACGATAAGGGGATGATTAAGATGCCACTTTCAGTTTCTTGCAAACCATTGCAAAATCACGAAGATCAGAACGAGTGTGTGTGGATAATTGATGGGGAGCACCCAAGAAAGAACTTTACTAATCTTTATGTTTCCGGAGTCGATAGTTACGATCAGGATGTGGCAAAAGCATCAAAGTCATTGGGCGCAATGTGTGTTATGATCAGGGCTAATATAATTCAAGGAGCAATGCAGAAAGTTCCAGTTGCTGTTATTAGTTGCAGACCGAAAAGAAAAGAATTGTTTTATGATTTGTGTTTGAAGCTTGCAGTGTATTATAATTTGGTTGGGAATGTATTGGTGGACGTTGGTGCCGGAGTGATCATGAACTATTTTAACGAGAATGGATGTTGGAGATTTCTAGCAGACAGGCCAAGAAAGTTTGAATCAGAAAACAGCGAGCAGACCCACGAAAAAGGAGTGAGACTTACCAATTTCAGCAGACCAAGAATGACTGGATTAATGCAGGCTAACATTGAAGACTACGTGCATGAGATTTGGTTTCCGGAACTAATAAACCAATTAGGTAATTATGATGAGATAGAGGTTGGATCAGATAATGACTTGGCCGATGCTTATGGAATTGCTTTGATGCAGGACATTAGCTGTGAGATCAAGCCAAGAGACGAGATGGACAACTCAGTTGATGATAGATACACCATAAGGCAATACGTTACAGGACCGAATGGAACTTTAATACCAAAAATACCAGGTTCGGGGTCGGTGAATAATCCTGAGTTGGACTCAGAAACGTTTGGATTACTGTTTGGTGGTAAGAGTAAATAACTAAATAGTTCATTTTCAATTTTTTTAATTATTTTTGGGCTAATCATTAATTTTTGATTAGACATGATAAATTTTCCCAGGCAGGATGTCCCAACAATAGAGAAGGACAAACAATGGTACAAAAAGCACCTCGATTACGCAGAGGGCGTTTTAAATAACTACGGAAACGTAAAAACAAGGATGACTCGTTTGTACGATGCGTACAACGGTGTTAAGACTCCGGAATCGGTTGCTTTAGAGAAACCTTACGGACAGCAAAACAGATCTAAGTACATAGCATATAGACTTGGAAGAACTAAGATTGATTTGCTTAATGGGGAGTGGTTAAAGAGGCCATTACAGGCAGTTGTAACTACTATAAATTCCGACGCTATGTCTGCAAAAATGCAGAATGTGAATTTCTTAAAGGGAGCCATGGTTGCCAAAAAAGAAATTGAAGACATTAAGAACATTGCTGGAATTGACATAATGGAGGGAATGGATATTCCTCAAGACGAATCTGATCCTATTTGGGAGAAGATGTCAATCAAAGAAAAAGAAGAAGATGTAATGCAAATCTTACTCAATAATCAAATACAGGAGTTGCATTTAAAGAAAAAGTTATCAGAAGACTTTAAGAATACAGAAATTACAAATTATTGTTTCTCTAAAGTAGAAATAAATGAGGATGGCGATGTAAGATTCTATAGTATTGATCCACGAGATGCAATTTTTGAAGCAATAGAGGGAGATGATTATATGGAACAGAGTCCTATTATGGGATGCCGCCAAACTCTTCCTATTCACACAATTTTACGTAGATACAATTTAAGTAAGGAAGACAGGGATAAATTAGAGCAGATAAGGTCTAATCCAAGCGCTTATATTGGGGCGAGTGGGCTTGGAAGAGGTTATATTTCTGAGTTAAACGGAGAGCTTGTTTGTGATGTTATACACATCGAATGGAAATCCGTTACTCCGGAGTATTACAAGAAGGTTCCAAAAACTGCATCACAATTATTATTAGACCCAACAGAAACTCATTTGACTTTTTTATTGGATACAGAAAAATATGAGGCAAACATTGAATATCATAACAAAAATGTAGAAGCTGGATTATATACAATAGAAACAAAGTGGTTGGAAGATCAATATGAGGCTACTAGAATTGGTGGAATAATTGACGTTGATATGAGAAGGACTTACTTCCAAAAAAGAAGTGTAGATAAGCCAGCTTATATTTTGAGTAGTTCTTATTTTGGATATGTTCATGGAAGGGTAAGTGGAGTTACAATATCTCTTCAGCAAATGATTGAGAATTTTGAAAACATTTATGACATCTGTATGTATCAGATATTGAAAGAGTTTTCAAGGATGAAGGGACGCATTCTTACTGTTGATAGAGCTGGACTTGGGCAAAAACAAAAAATAGAAGAGGTACTGCACCGGATGATGAATGATCAGATGTTGGATTACGACTCTTCTGCTGCCGGAAATGCTTCCGGTAGAAACTTGGATCCTGCTAATATGTTTAAGCAGTTTGATCTTGGATTAAGCGAGTCTTTTCAGTATTTGCTTGCCACAAGGAATGATATTGTCAATCAATTAAACGAGATCACCGGTATTAACGAGAACAGGATGGGGATTACGGCGGCTAGCTCTACAGCAACGGCTCAACAATCCAATATAGCAAACTCCAGGACCATTACAGAGGCTCTTTTTTATGGATTTGGAGGATATGTTAGTAGGGTAATGAAGGGAATAGTTGATAGTACGGCTATCAGTTGGGCTTTTTATAAAATAGAGAAGGGCGAGCAGATACTTGGAGTAGATAGATTTAAGTTTTTACAGGTGACTAGAGAGATTGGATTCCGCGATTACGGAGTTTATATTGATGATGGCACCAAATACATGGAAATTTCTGAAAAAATTGAGAAAATGATGGAATTTTCTCTAAACGCAAAAGAGATTAGGCCGATGGATGCATTAAATGTACTATTGGCAGAGACGGTTGCTCAGAAAAAGACTATTCTTGAGAGCTCATGGACTAAAATGCAGGAGGTAATGGCTCAAATGAATGCTCAGCAACAACAAAGTGATGCTCAGATGCAAGAGCAGGCTCTCCAAACACAAATTCAGATCGCTCAGGAGAAAAGAGAGGATGAGCAAATGTCAAGAAAAGAAGATATTGTGTTAAAGGCCGACAAGCAAATGGAGATTGATAATAATAATGCTCGTAATAAGATGCAGGAAAATCAACTAAAAGCGCAGAACGACATTATTAACAATAGTTTTCAACAAGGCATTTAATAACTTGTTATTTAGAATAATTCTAAATATGGTATATTTATGCCATAATTAAAAAACTATTTAACAATGCCAGACAATCAAAATGCCGTCGCTACGACACAGCAAGAGCCTGTAAAAGCAGATTGGGCCGCGTTACAAGAGGATTTTTCAGAAGTAATTACTCAGAATCAGCCTATTAACAACGAAAAGCCGGATCCTTCTACAGTTGACAATGCAAATCAAGAGGAAACTCCTGATGCAAACTTAGATACTGAGAAAAAAACCGATGAGGCTCAGAAAACTGATGAAAATCAGAAGACTGATGAGGAAAAAGAAAAAGCTGATAATCCTGAAGGTAAGAAAGATGACAAAGATCAGTCCAAAGAAGAGGCTAAACAAGACGAATCGGAAGAAGACATCTTTAAGCCAGAGGACATTAAGGATGTTCCAAAGCAATACGAAGAAGGTAGTTGGGGGGAGCTTGGCAAGGATCTTGGTCTTGAGTTAGCAGAAGATTCTCATGAGGCTTTTATTAGTAAGATAAAGGAGAATTATATTCCTAAGTCGGAATATGAGAAAGCTCTTGCATTAAACATTGACAGTATTTATGCCGGACTAAAGAATCCCGAAACGGCAGTTGCTTTTAAGTTAATGGAAATGGGGATTCCTGAAGACAAGGTTTTTGCTCCAACAAAGGAGATTGACGGATACTTAGCTTTAGGGGACGTAGAATTAGTAAGGGCAGACCTATCTCTTCGTGCAGAAGAGGGGTGGACTCCGGAACTAATTGACGCTAAAATGGAAGAGTTGGCTGGGGATCCAAAGAAATTGGCTTTGGCCGCTGGTGAGTTGAGAATTGAATTAAGCAACAATAAAAAACAGATCACAGAAACAAGAACAAAATTGCTACAACAATACGAGCAACAAAAACAAAATGTTATTTTGCAACAAAAGGCACAGGAACAGGCTCAGTTTAACGAAGCGTTGGATAAACTCCAGACGTTTATGGGCAAGCCTGTATCAAAAGAGGCAAAAGAAGCAATCAGAGCTAAGCACAATAGTGGCTTATACAATGATGTTGTTAATGCGGCTGATTCAAAAGTTGCGGCAATAATGTATAAAGAGTATGGTGAAAAATTAGCAAAACTCATTCAGAACAAGGCTTCTGAAGAGGCTAAGACAGAAACCAGGAAGAAACTCTTAAACATACCTCCCGTTAACAGCGGAACGGGGAAAAGGGTGGATACTAACGCTACTAACCAAAGTGATAATAATTGGGCTGCTTTGTCGGATTTTAAGAATTAAAAAAAATAAATTTTAATCTTAAAAAACTAAAAAAATGGCATCAAATCGTGGTAGAATTACCATCACCACTGGCACATATTCAGACCAGTGTACAACAACTAATGACCTGATCGCAAATCAGGCAATATATCCAGAAATCCGTGATATGCTGGAATATGCAAACCGTCGTAACCTAACTACCTTATTGGTATCGGGTGTTGTAACTCCTTTTGGAATCAACAATGACGAGAAAACAAAGATTCCTAACGTGGATACAAAAGGTAAAGGTATTGGAAACAATGCTTACCAATTCCGTGTTATGGGACGTATCGAGAAGCCTTCTGTGATTTTATCTCAGATCGGATCAACTGACTCTCAAGGTAACTTTACTTTGAAGATGGCAGACCGTCACCTTTCTAAAGGTCAAGTTTGTGTTTTCAGTGGAGGTCGTTTCGTGGCTACAGTAATGTCTCAGCCTCGTGGAAATGAGTCAAGTGGATTCATTTATGATTTCGCTTCACCAAGTGGAGATCTTTTCGTTTGGGCTACTCACGTAGCTGTACAAAACGGAACTAAAACTTGTTTTGGTGCATGGACCAGCTTTGGAGAGCGTTCTTTAAAAGGATACGGTAACTCTAAGTTCCCTGATATGTTTGTGAATCACATGACCATTCAGCGTTCTACAGTTGCTATCACTGGAGATGCAGCGAGCTCAGTTCTTTGGTATAAATACACATCTACTTCTGGAAAAGAAGCTAACGGATGGATGTACGAAGAAGTTGCTCAGCAACAAGCTAAGTTCAACATTGAGAACGAAAGAGCTAAGTGGTTTGGTGTATCTACAATGAAGAACTCTGACGGAACTATTCGCGCAACATCTCGTTTAGTTGATCCTGAAACAGGAGAATACATCATCGCTGGTGATGGATTTGAAGAGCAGATCAGTGGCGGTAACGTTGCTTACGGATCAGGAGTGAATGGTAATGCTACAATTGCAGACTTTACCGATATGTTCAAGACCCTTGAGAAACAAGGTGACAAAGTTAGTGGACTATCTTTCGTGGTAGTTACCGGAACAAACGGTTATGCTAACTGGCAAGAACAAGCTGTTGCCCTTGCAGGTAATCAGAACATCCAATTCATGGATACAATCACTCAGGACGGTAAGCCTGGTGGAGCCGCTGTAAGTGTTGGTTACAACTTTACTCGCGTGAACATCAACGGAAACTCTTGCATCATTTGTAAGCATCCTTTGTTTGATGACGAATTGCTATTCACTGAGCGTGGAAGCGATGGAGAAATCCTTATGTCATCTACTTATTTCATCATGAGCTTAGGCGAAGGTGCAAATAAGAATATGGAGATCCTTCACAAAGCTGCAAACGGAGTTAACCGTTCAAAAGTAGAGGCTAAACTTAATGGTTTAACAGGTGCTTCTGAGACTACCCTTTCTGAAGAAGACGCAATGAAATTTGCGATCTTGAAACAGGATATGTTAGTTGTTTATAACACACAAATTTGTGGTGTTATCTACAAATCAAGCTAATAAAAAATACAGGGGAGTGTTAAGGAAAAGCACTCCCCTTTTTTAAAAACAAAAAACGACAAATAAATGAGCACATTAGGTGTATTTAACCTTGGTACGAAAACAAATGCTAACGCGGAAGGCGTTAAAGAGGGCGTACATTACAAGATCGTTAAGGACGGAAACGGTCTTGAACATCGAATTTTAAACTTCGAGAACACAGAACTCTGTCCAAGAGAGGGAATAATCGAACTTGAACCATTAAGAACATCAAAGAGACATCTGAACAGAGTAAGTTTCAGAGTGATCAATGATAAGGAGTTTGGTGTAAAGGTTGGTATTCCTTTGGGAATTGATCAAAAAACAAAAGAGTTAATCTTTGAAAGAATTTACCTGGAAGAGAGAGAGACTTTTGATTTATCTGATCCAAAACAGGCAATGAAATGGGCGTGCATTAAGCGAAGCCATTTCTATTCTGACATGGTGGACGGTAAACAAATGAATCCTAACTTCCAGACAGGAACAAAGTCGGCTTATAAAGCCTTCGATAAAGAAAGAGAAGCTATTGTATTTGAATTAAACAGACGTACTAAAAGGAATGCTGTTGACATTGCTGAGGCATTGGTTGGTGCAGAGCTTGAGGACATGGCTCTTAATTTAGGTTACGATCCAAAAACACTTTCTCCAAAAGCACTTTGGATGGAGGTTGTAAAGTTTTCTGAGAACTCAGCGGATAAGTTCATGGCTATTTGGAATAGCGATACTCGTGCTGAAATGTCAATCTTAAAGAGAGGTATTTCAATGGGCGTTATCTCTATTACATTGGATAAAGGCTATGCCTATAATGGCCTTACTCTTGGCCACAATGAGCCGGAGGCTGTTAAGTATCTGAAGGATCACAAAGCAACTGCAATTTCAATTGATACAGTTTCTCGTAGAAACGAAACTGACGGTCAAAAGTCAATGAATGTTGCTCCTAAGATCATGGACGAGAAAGATGCTGTAATTGCAAAATTGCAGGCAGAATTAGCAAAGGCGAAGAGTCATGCTAGCGAAGCTACCGAAAAGGCTTTAGATCTACAGACAGAAGTTGACTTGAGGGATAATGATCCTGAGTTAGCAAGTTTGATTGTGGAAGCAAAAAGGCTTGGCATTAAGGGTGTTCACAACATGAAGGACAAGGATAAGATCAGGGCGAAAATGGCAGAAGTGCAAAAAATGATTAAAAACTAATAATAAGAGGGGAGTTAAAAGCTTCCCTTTTTTATTTATATTTGTCTCAATGAATGCAATTGTAACGCTCAATAGGGTTAATTTTTATGCCGATGTCACTAGGAATGGCAGGTTTTCTTACTTGGAAATAAACAGTGCTGTAAATGATACTATAATTGAGTTTATAGGAGAGAAGTTGGGAGATGAAGAGCACAGGGATCCTCTTAATTTTGAGTGGATACAACAAATAAGAGATAGTCTTTATAATCTGATCACAACAAACAATCCTTCAATTACAACCGGAACAACTATAACAAATAGATATTATTCGATAATTCCAAATCACGTAAACTATCCTACTGATTATGAGGAGCTGATTGGAATCAGATGTGTTATTGATGGATATTCCACCTACGCAAGACCCACTACCTATAACGAGCTGGGGCCGTTACTTGAAGATAGTTTTAAGCACCCAACAAATAATAAACCGTATTATTTAGAGGATTCTACCGGATACAAAATCTATAGGGGAAGTTCGGGAACTCTTTCTTCATGCACAATTGAATATATAAGATCATTTACCGACTTCACGTTGAGTCAAGAGTCTAATCTGATTAATCCAGGGGGAGCTGTTCTGACAAACGGAGCATCTTATATTGCAGTGGAGGTGAGTGTTCAAAATGCTGTTACAAGGCAAATAGGGACTCAGTTTACTGCTGTTGGTACGTCATTGACTAGTGGGCAGGTAATTCTAGCATCATTAACATCTCCTATTGATCTTCCAACAAAGGTGCATGAAGAGATATGCCGTCGCGCTG